AACTCATCGCCCAACGGCTTTGACTTTTTCTCAGGCAGTTTCGCGCCTTTGGGCGTCGCGGCGATGAACTCGGCGCCGACCGACTTCGGTATGCCCAACGTGCTCTTGCCTTCTTTCGCGGCGTACATGGCCCGCCGTTGGGATTCTGAAACTACGGACATTTCCATGCTCCCAAGATTTTACACACCATCGGTTGCGATATGCCGAATTGCAAAGCCAGTGCGGCTTGCTTCACGCCTTGGCCGTAAAGCCGGCAAATCTCGTCATTTCGCTCCGAACGATTCACGAGCTGCTTGCTCGTCGGGACGCAGCTCTCTGGCCGGCTGGCCTCGGATGATGCGTTGGGGTTTTTCCGCAACGACCACCCACGGGTACTTAGTGACGAGCTCCGGAGTGGGAATAAGCGCCGGGAATCGGTCATGACAATCCTCGATCAAATAAACACCTCTACAACGCGGCCAAAGTTCCGTGAAGCTAGCCGACTGGTGCGCCGGTTGGTGCGAGCCGTCGTCTATCACTATGTCAAACGTACCAAGGCAGCGGAGGAATGTCACGTTCGTCTGATCACCGATTTGAATTTCTATTCGGGGCTCCTGGAACACGCAATCAGGGTTAATGTCGATTCCGACGATATCGGCACCGGGGCCAAAGTACTTCTTCCAGAGCTGTAGCGAACCACCATGGTCTACGCCGATCTCAAGCACCCGCGGCGACTGCCCGCGGTAGCGGGCAAAGTGGGTGTCGTAGATCGGAAAGTAGTGGCGCCACTTGTCTACCTGACGCCCGTCGTGCGTATCAAAGAAATGCTCGTAGCTCACCAGGAGTTGCCCAGCCCCGGCGATTGGTTGCCCAAGGGGACGCGAGGCACAGGGCCCTGCGGCACAGGCGCAGCGGCAGGGGGCGCAACTGCGGGCTGCTGTCCGCCCATCGCTGCGGCTTCTTGCGCGTCCAGTACGTGCTGGGGCGCAACCAAGGGTTTAGGCGCCAAGGTGGTGCCTAGATGCTGTAGCAGTGCGACAAGGGCGCTTGCGAACCCCGAATCGGGTTTGGTCGGATCAGCCATTAGAATTCATCTCCCAGTTTCTTGCCAATATCAGGGAACTTACTATGAACCTTAGCCCTAACAGTCGCCTTCTCCGCAGGGGTACCATTGCCCGAAACTCTGGCTAGGGCGTTCCGCGCGTGATTCTTGTCCTCGATAGGGTACCGTCGTCCCGGCAGAGCGAAAGACTGCGCTGGGATCGCTTTCCGCGTTTTGGCTGTTAGTTTTGCCATTGGTCGAGTTTACCCCAGGTGCCAGGCGCAATTCCACTAGCCGGGCGTACCCCGCAATATCGTGCCAGGAATCGGCTATTTTCGGGTCGCCAATCAGAATGCGTGACATCTTGGCGGCAATCATGTCTAGGGCCTCCTTCATGTCCGAATCCAGGTTGTCCCAGCCACCTGCCGTGCGCATGATAGCTTTAAGCGTCTGCGCCATGCCGGCCTGCTTGGCAAACGGCCCATAGCTAGCGTCTCGGCCTTTGATCGTGTCATCGATGCTCATTGTTTCACCCAACGTTTGTGGAGATAGATAGCGAGCAGCGCTCCCAGGCACCCGCCCGAACCGTTAGCGAAGACGACCAGCGGCGTCCAACCGGCATGCGCTATAAAGGCAATTATGAACACGTCCAGTACCGCCATGCAGTAGGAGGTGGGCACGATCCAACCGTAATTAGCGAAGGCCACGTTGCGTTGCTGGAATGCCCGGCATAGGACGTAGAGAAAGCACGATGCGAACATCTGCAAGGCTTGGGTCATTGGCGACGTTTCATCGCTTCAAGCAATTGGTCTTGTACGCTTCGCTTTGATACATGTGCTGCGATCACGTCTTCGTCGATTGTGTCTGATGCGCAGATATCGTAGACCCAAACGGGGCGATCAAATCCGCTTTGCAGTTGTCGCATCGCTCCCACGCGCTCAAGCATTTGCATTCGCTCCCCCAGGTTCCAGTCGTGTCCAAACCGGACGAGGATGTTTGTGACGGATTGCAGCCCATCGATTCCGTGGCCCATCGATTTAGGATGCGCGAGGCCAATCGGCGCATTGCCTGATCGGAAAGCCCGCATTCCGTCATCCATGCTAAGTTCGACAGCTGTCGGAAAAGCACGCTTGATTCTTGCGCAGTCGGATTTAAACGAGTACGCGACAAGAAGCGGAACGCCTCCAGACTCAGCCATAATCGATTCAAGAGCGGCGATCTTTTCATCATGGACAGCGCTCCAATTGGGGTAGTCAGTATACACCGCACCATTAGCTAACTGTAAACACTTGTTGGTTAGAGCTGCGGCATTATATGCAGCCACCTCCTCACCGTCTGCAAGCTTGGCGAATAGCTCTTTCTCCAGCTGCTTGTATATCTTGCGCGCGGCTTCGGGCAATTTGACTTTAATCTGGGTGACGATGGGTTCTTTGAGATCGAAGTAGTCTTTCGGATCTACCGTAATGCAAATATCCTCAAGCGCCGCGTGAATTTCCTTATCGGCATGCGGCATAGGCTCAATGCCGAATCCGCTCCAGTCCTGACGGAACCACCTATCGCAAAAGGCGCTATAGGTGCGCCCAAGACGCTGGCCTTTGTCCAGGTACCAAGTCTGTCCCCATAAGTCTTTAAGGCCATTGGGCGACGGGGTGCCGGTAAGGTTTATCCATCGGTCGGTCATGTTGTGCGCAATCCGCCCCAAGGCCCGTGCGCGCTGCCCGCCACGATTTAGTCTGAAGCCTTTGAGCCTGTCCGATTCGTCGGCTATTACGTACCTAAACGGCCATTTGTCACCGAAGTGATCTACTAACCAAGGCGCTAGCTCGTAGGAAATGGTAAATATAGCTGCCTTGGATTTGAGCTTGTCGGCTCGTTGTCTAGGCGTACCTGTGAGAGCAACAATGTTTGTATGTGAAAATTGCTCCCATCGTGCCATATCTTCAGGCCATACGTCTCTGGCGACGCGCATTGGTCCCAAGATAAGCCACGGCTCATCTGATCCACCAACCTGTCCACAAAGTTTGAGTAGTTCAATTAGGTATTCCATTGCCGATGTCTTACCGCTTCCCATCCCTGCCCAAATTGCGCAGCGCTTGTGCTCCCACGCCCAATCGATCATCGGCTTTTGGATTGGGCGAAGGACTAAAGGCTTCACTTCCACTTAGCCGGCGCGTGTTCTTCGATGTAGTCGTCAACTTGCTCTTTAGTCCAGATAACGAATACCCCAAAACCCATCGAGCGAAGATCAGTATGGTAGCGCTGTTGCCAGGGTTTCACTTTACCGCCTATGGTTTTGGTTTCTATAAAATGGATTTCCTTGGAAGTGTTGGGTTCTATAAAGGGCCACAGCACAGTGCGATCAGGGAACCCGCGCCGGCCGATATCAACGAGCTTTGGGCAACGGCCACCGTGCGCCTCGACGCTTTTTACCAGGTGTTCTTCGACAGTATTTTCTAACATGTTTACTTTCTGTATCGGTAGGCGATAAAGCCTTCCGCGGCGAGAGGGAGTCCGTCAGCCCAAAAGGACGACTGTACCAAAAGTCTGCTGAGAGCTTTGTCCGTATATCGTTCGTCATCGGGCGGTTCCGTTATACCTTCATCGTGGACGCTTAGGATTGGGTTGAATCCGGCTTCGTCGGCGGCGAGCAACCCGTCCCCAAGGATGTCGGCTCCAACTCCCTCAGCGATATTTTGAGCCCGTTTACCCGAATATGTGCTGATTCGACACCATTGCCGTGTGTAAGGATCAATTCCCATGTACGAGCTGGTGTAATCGTCTCCACGTGGCGCTGGATAGTTAAGATAGCGCCCACTAGGGAGTCTGATACGTAGCCAGTTTCCCTGTCGATCAACTGATATGTGAGGTCCAACTTTATACTCCTTGTTCTTTACTTTGGTCGCCATTTTGCAAGCTTGGTCTAGTCCCGCCCAGAATGCGCAAATGGCCGGGTGTGCTGCGCGCCACATGAGCACGAGAGCATGGCAAACAGTCCAAACGCGTTCCTCTAGACCGTAGGTGCGCTTTCGCTTGATGGCCTTCGCCCAAGCAGCCTTGGCTTCGGCCTTGAAGCTGGCAGGGATGACAGGCCAAGCGGAGACGGCAAGCTGCTCGAGACGCAGGCCATAAACCTCTGCCATCGAACAAAACGCACCCACGCCTCCGTAGTACTGTAGAGCGAGTTCCATGACTTTACCGATTTGTCGCCTATCATCTTTATCCCCTATGTCATTGGGATCGACGTTAAACGCGCAGGCGTAGGCTATCTTGTACAGGTCCGGGCCTTCGCCCTGGTCGTAGGCCGTGAACGCCTCTAGCTTCCAGCTTTCACCCGCAACCCATGCAATGATGCGCCCTTCAATGTTTGCCAAATCGCTAGTGACAAGCTTGCGGCCTTCACCAGCGACAATAAGTCCCCGGAGTGCGCTTGAAGCAAGTCCGAGAACTTCATCCGGAGCGTACCGCTCAATTGTTCCGTCGGAGAATCGCTGGATGGCATGGTCTATGTCCCACTGTTCGTGCTTAGGGCGCGGTAGATTCTGTGGCTGAAGTGTGCGGCCAGCCCACCGACCAGTGCGAGCAGCACCACAGAATACAAGAAGATTCTTAAGGCGACCACCGACGTGTTGATTAAGCGCTCGCTGGTACTTCGCGGTGGAAGCTTTGCTGGCTTGCTGTCTGGCACGGAGCAGTTCCTTAATGTGCTCAGGTAACGATTCGTCTTCGAGTCTCCGCTCAACGGTATCGGCCGTCAAGTCCGGAAGTGAGACGCCGTACGCATCGCAGTAAGCTCGAAGCCGCGCAACTTGCGTTGTGCTGTTTACATCACCCTCGGTGAGCTCAACCGTGCGATCGGCCAGGAGCTTTTTGGCTTTCTTCGTCGCGTCCACTGCGCCTTGGGCAAGCTTTAAGTCCACGGCGACGCCTCGAGCGTTCATCCGTCGATCTAGGTGCCAGATGGCCCACATGCGAGGGGTAGCGTTCCACTTGGGACATTGCTTCCAGATGGCGCGCATGCTGGTAACGTCGGACGCACCATACTCGCGAAACTCGGCCCAAGGGCCGGGGTGAGAGTGCCTGTCGTTGTAGGAATTATCTTTGCGTGGCACACAAAATAGCTGGATGAGTTCCTTACCACGTTTGTCCTTCGCCTCGTCCTGAGGGATGTTGAATATTTGACAGAGCTTTTCCAAAGAGCCCATCAGCCCGTGCATTCGGGCCAGAGCCATTGTGCAGCGCCACTTTGCTTGAGGGATTTGCGGCCACTGAAGAATGGAAGTTTCAAACTCCGCACCGTGTGCCCATATCTCATCGGCCTTCTCGGCGGCCAAGATAAGTTCGCCAGGTGCGTACCCGTGACAATCTTCAACCGTAACCGGCCCGTCGTCTATGGCCCATTGGCACATGATGACTTGAGCGCCAGTCGCATATTTGGCTATGCCCTGCTTAATGGGCACCGCCGAACGCGTCTCGATGTCTAGCCAGAGGCGCAAGGCTTCTCGTTGGCATCACACTGTGAACATTCACCGAATCCCCATTTGACGCCATGAGGACACATAGCTGGGCTATATCGAGGGGGTTCCACGAACGCGAACACAGCTTTGCACTCATTGCATTGCCAGTGATCGTTATCTAGCGCTATCAGCGAGCAAACATTTCTGCAAGGGTTACCCATGCTTGCCTTCTCCGCTGTCCGTGAAATGGATCGGCCGGCCGCAATAGGGACAGTACGACCAGAGGCCGCGAATGCTACGGTGCACAGAGTCCTCCTCGGGATGGGATAGCGGCTCGAACCACGCTCGGGAGCTTTTGGTCTCTGCGGCCCACACGCAGTATTCTTCAGCCATGCTCATCGCCTCCGCTGGCAGGAGAGCCACCATCGAAACAAATACCTCTGGATTGACTGGAGACTCGTGGAGCTTGCGGCTCGTCCAATCGTGGAAATCGAATGTCCACTTGTAACGGTGCTAAGCCAATTAGCGGATGCGCGACACAGTTATGCGCAAGCCACCAGCCGCGATGCTTGATCTTATCGGCAGGCGCTGGATTATGAGCTAAGTCCTGGTCGAATCGTCCCTGCGACCCATCCTCCGGTTTGTCGAAGTCAAACATTCGGATCTCCATTGGGTCGGCGCTCGGCTTCGCGAAGCAAGAGGGGAAGATTTCTCACGGTTCCTTCACCGCTGAAGTAAGAGATGTCGGTTTCATGAATACGTACCAATGTGTGTCCTTGGTAGTGCGATGGCCGAATAGGGGCGCGTGCACCGCAAGCGGCAGAACTTCCTTGAGCTTGTAGCAGCGCTCCGACCACTTGAACACGAGAACGCCATGGGGCTTGAGAACTCTGAAGCACTCCGCGAAGCCGCCCTTCAATAGCCCCTGCCAGTCGTTAGGCAGCATCCCGAAGTATTTCGTGAACCGCGATCCATTCTTGCCGGCGCGGCTGGCATTGATATGCGGCGGGTCGAATACAACCAGGTGGAAGGATTCATCCTCGAATGGCATGTCGGTGAAGCTGGCGACGGTATCCGGTGCAATCACGATAGCCCGTCTGCCTGGTAGCTGGTGCGTCTCGGCGCGTTCATCAATAAACAGAGCGCGCGGGTCCGCCTTGTTGAACCACATCATGCGTGAGCCGCAGCAAGCGTCCAGGACTGCCGGCAATATCATCTGGTCGATCATCATCACTCTGGATTTTATCTCAGCTGAGCAACTGGATCAACCCTTTATCCGAGTCACCCTGTTCCGGCGCTTCGCACATGCGTTCGGCCAAAAGGAACACCGCGAAGGCCGCGCCTAATGCTACGGCCGCATTCTTGGGATGATCTTTCTGTAGCCCTGTGAAAACGTTCTCTATCGTAATCGCAGCTTTCTTCGCCACGCGGCGATGTTGCGGCGGCAAGCCTGCCAGCAATTCGCGCAGGAGTTCAATATTTTCCGAAATCGAGTCGGTGAACTGCATGGCTGATCCTCAATATGCTTCTTATGCGTAGCGTCGCTAACTAGATGCCAATCGTTTATCCAACTGCTGGGGGACTCGTCAGGCTCCATTTGCGGGCTCCTAAAAGGCGGGGGCTTGCGCCCCCGCGTAAAGCTGGCGGCCGTAGGGGATGGCTAGGCGGCCAGGTCGTCATCGCCCGAATCGGGCGCTCCGATTTCGTCAAACTCATCCGCGTCAGCCGGCTTACCGCCGCCTGCGAATGCGTCGCCGTCGCGCAGGAACTGTACGCCACGGAGCTGCGCGTTAATGCGCTTGCCGTAGCTATTATCCTGCGCCCAAAGCTCAATGCTGGCGTTCACGTAGCAACCACTGTACGGTTTGCCGTCCGCCTCGGTGAGCTCGTTGCGTTGGCCATCGAACACCGACGGGCGCACCTTGCTACGAGTCGAGACGTAGAAATTACCCTCAAAGCCATCGTATTCGCTCTTGGAATCGCCATTGTGCAGGGCGACCTTATCCGATGCCTCTAGCGCTTTGTACACAGCATCGGCCTTGGCGCCCCACTTCTCTTTGGCTAGGGATAGCATTAGTTTCTTGAGTTCTGAGATTTGTTTGTGCTTGGGCTCTAGCAGGAAGG